CTTCGTTTAAATCACACAATCGTTTTTCCCAACCAATATTCCCGAACAATTCTCCTACTTGTTTTAGTGAAGAGTCTCGTACTCCCCTTCCCGTATCCATTCTATAACCTCCTGTGATAGCGGACCATAAGTACACACATACAAATCATCTTTGTCTTGTATATCAACCTCTACGAGCGCACCCTCAAACATCTCTTCCTTATTCATTATCAGGCCATATAACAAATTAGTGATAACGTCCTGCAGCTCCTCTCTATCATCTGGGTCAATAAATAACACAGAATAAGAGGCTTCAATGCATTCATCCTCTATGAATAAAACTCTTAATTTTACCTCACCACGGTTCATGCGCTTTTCTTCTCTGTAACCACATCATTGACTAGATTATCAATAAACGCCTTATTCCAGACATAATTCAACATACAAGCGGCTCTATACTTAGTCCACGAAAAATCAATTGGACTAATTACGATACCATACTTACCCAACAACTCACGTTGTTTGAGACTCACAGCATCATTAAGCCAACGCTTTGTTTTCTTTGCGCTGTCTCCAGTTTCATTCTGTCTCATAAAATCATCGGCAGCCGCCGTTACCTGTCTCTTTGTACCAATGCTTATTACCCGCGTTTTGCCCTCTTTCTTTTTAACAACAGCGATACATAAACCATCAACATTGGCGATTAATGCAAAACCATTAAACCCAGATGCAGACAGACAGGCACCATTACCGAACAAATCCACCCACCTGAATGGAGAACGCTCTGTAAGATCAACCTCTGTAAGAACAAAATCCTCTAGTATCTCTGGCTCTGGACGCTCCATCTCATGTCCACACATAGGACACTCTCTTGCGTTAAGAGGCATTTCGCCCCCACAATTAGAGCAGACTTTCATCGGCGCTTCACCGTCACCAGCCTTTTCCTGACCGTCAAGGTTAACAGCGTCATCAAGTGATCCATGCGTTAACACAGATGTGCCAAAGTCCATCACAATGCAGTCAGACTTTATGATACCAGGATATTCTTCCTGATCGACTGTACGCAGACCGCGACCAATCATTTGCACCATTGTTGCTTTGTATGAGCATGGGCGAGTTAACACGATGCAGGACACAGGCGGAGCATCAAAGCCCTCAGTCAACACAGCTACGTTGACAACGACCTGAACATATCCAGTGCTTAAATCATATAAGATTTGTTCGCGTTCATCTTTAGGTGTGTCACCTGTGACCGTTGCCGCGTCAACACCATACGCCACAAACTCCTCACATAAATCTTCGGCATGCTGCACCGTTGAACAGAATACAATGGTCTGGCGATCACCAGCCTTATCATACCACTCTTCAACGACACGCTTATTGATAGCACGGCGATTCATAATGCGCTCAACCTGCGCCATGTCAAAGTCTGATATGGTTTTACGCACTTGGCTCAACTCTGTTCGTACACCAACATCAATCACATATGTTTTTGGCGGAACAAGGAACCCTTCACGAATTAACGTGGAAATTTCTATCTGATGGCTACAATTCGTAAATACGTCCCGTAAGCCCTTCTTATCGCCACGGTTGGGGGTAGCGGTAAAGCCAACTATTTGAACCCCCTCATTGGCCTCCTTTGCGGCGTTAATGATACGTTGATATGTATCCGCAATGGTATGATGCGCTTCGTCAACCACGATAAGGTCAAGTTTAGGCATATTGCCCAAGTTTTTCTCACGGCAAAGCGTCTGCACCATTGCAAATACAGCGTCACCTGACCAATCCTTTTGTGCAGCGTTTACTTCACTGGTCTTCAAAGATGGGTTTACAAGGTGAAATTTACTGGAGTTCTGTGAAACGAGTTCGTCACGATGCTGTAGCACAAGCACATTTTGTGAACTTTTATGACGTTTGCCAACTAGGGCAGAAAGCATGATTGTCTTTCCAGCCCCAGTTGGTGCAACGACTAAAGTGTTACCGTGCTTGTCTAGTGCATCAGAGGCATCGTTTACAGCGACTTCCTGATACTCACGCAAGATCATCAGACTAGCCTAGTCTATACCTGTGAGTACCTGACTTTTTATCGTAGGTCTTCACAACTTCATAGCCAGCCTTTTTAATCAGGTAGATATGATTATAAACAGATGATCTTTTTTTCCCAACGACAGCATGTATTTCATCAATTGTCGCTCCTTTCTTGCGCGAAATCATTTTGAATGCTTTCTTGCAAAGTTTAGGAATGTCATCAGTAGAGTGAGTCATGTATGGCGGAACGCCATCCTCAAACTTGACATCAAAGCTAGGAGGGGACTTTACGGCTCTGGTGTCCCCTAAACCAGATTTAGCGACCACAGGAGGTTTGCCGCTAAGACATCGCCATAGTGCCTCTAACGCGCCCATGATGGTGCTACCCCCGCCGTTGCTGTAGTTGGTTGCGGTGCAGGAGATTGAGCCACTGGTGCTTGAGCCACAGGTGTTTGTGTCACTGCATGTGGAATATAATTAGGCGAGTCCAGTGTCAAGACCGTTTTGATCTTATTACGATCAGCGTAGCCATCACGACCCTTCTCAATGCCTAATGTGCAAGAGATGGTCATACCGTTAATCATATGGATGCCTTGGATGGACGCACGTTTTGTTCTAGCGTCATCACCTTCATCTTTTGGTGAGATACCAAATCCGCTATCGACCATCTGCTTAATGGTATTCAAACCAATCTTTCGGGCTTTAGACATACCATTATCGTCTTTGGCATCGCCATCAACAAAAATGTTCTGCCAAACTTTGCGCTTGTCAAAGCTACCGCCCATAATAGTCAACTCAATCGGCAACCATTTTGCACTCGTGGTTTGTGATTGTTTAAAATATTTTCCAGCACCATATTCTGGTATCTCAATATCACCACCTTCAAGTTTGATGATAGCACTTACCACAGTGCCATCAGGAATAAGTTCAAAGTCTCCACTTCCGCCCTCCATTGGCGGTATGTTATTTAGGTCAAGCATTTACGGCTTCCTTTTCTGGTTGATCATTTACCGTTTTTGGATTTACAAAGTTCATTGCCTCTGGTCTTGGGCCAGACATTTTTTCAAGCAATTTACCAAGGTGCGGCTCTTCAACAGCGTCAAGTCTGCCGCTTCTGTCTTTAGCAGGGTATCCCCACTGGTTAAGCGTATCGCAGACAAAGGCTCTAAATCTTGTGCCATCATCAGCGGTAAGCATAGTCATTGTGATTAATTCATCCACAATTCCGGGCAACTCACGCCCAGTCTTTGCACCTTCAATCTGCAAGTCGTAAGTGATGCGTCCGTAGTCATCCGTCTTTTCATCAAGGATGCCAACAAAGATCACGTTCTTCTCACGAATATGTTGAAGATGCGTTAGCCATGCCATCATCTCCCGACCCTGCGCTCCATACACTGCACGAGTGTCTAGCTTGCCTGTTCGATCTGATCTGGCTTCTGGTGAGTTTTGATTGTGCGAAAAGCAAAGCCGACCAGCTACAGTAATACTATCAATGAAGATCGTATCATATTTGCTTAACAGGCTTTCTGGATCACCATAAGTCTGACACACATATTCATAGTGTGCCATTGAGTATGGCGAGTCTTCATTTAATGCAGGGTTGCCACCACCAAGGAAGCATGCAAAGTCACGACACTCTTGCCATGTACGCGGCCTGATTACGTCAACTTTACATCCTTCAATAGCGGCATCACCAGCCTCCAAGTCCATGAACAATGTCTTGCTCATGTCCAAGGTGCGAACCAGTGAAGTCTTCCCCACACCTGACGGTCCACCAATCACGATTTTGTGACCGCGTTTTTCGGCAAGCCGTTCTTCTGCGGAAATAATTTTAAGCATTAACCTTCCTCCCTTCTTTTAATGTCAACGGACACGCCCTGTAATTCTACAGTGCGAGCCTCAGATAATGCTGCTTTTAAGTCTGGTGTGGCATTCTGAAACTTTGCTTCAGCCACAGTATATTTGACCGTAGCCAAATGCTTTGCAGTGTCTGTATCTAACGAGTTCAGAACACGCAATAATGTCGCTTCATCCCATGAAACCTTCTTACGAAAATCAACGGTGATTTTAAATTCACCACTGTTCATCGTAGTCTGTCCAAAGTCCTTGCCCTGTTGAGCAAGCTGCATCTCAGCAGTTTGTTGAAACTGATCTTGTAGAGATTTGTTTACGATCTTCAATTGTTTTTGAAGATTGTCTATTTGAGATTTGAGATCTTCACGTCTGTTAAACAAATCGCCAAGATCATTAGATAGATGTACTATGTTCATAGCTGAACTCCTGTATTATTATGTCGCTAAACATAACGAGAAGATAGCTATGCAATCTTTTCAAGTCAAGGGTATTTTGAGAAAATTGTTATTATTTTTTTTGGAGAGGTAAATCTCAATTCCGTAAACAGCTTTCATGAGTTTCTTTTTGAGTTTAAATTCAGCGGTTTCTACACCTTTAGCATCTTCAACGACCTCTTGAAGATTGCCGTAATCATCCACCTTATTGTATTTAAAATCTGCAACATATTTACAAATTTTTTGATCATTAACGCAAATATCATAAGGAACTTGTCTTTCTAAATTGACTATGTACCCAGCTTTCTCCATAGCTGTAAGTTCACCCCATCGCTCTGCTTCCCACTTGGAATCAAAGGTTATGCCCATGAAAGTTGTCTTCCTGGCACCATACTTGTTTGTCTTGCGTTTATAGTTGTACATGGTATAAATATGGACATTAATGGTTAACGATGGGAATTAGTATAATGCCAGACACAACTAAATTCAAGTCAGTTGCAGTTGATTTAACAACTCACAACAAACTGGTAAAGCTATCGGAAGATGAACATAGGAATGTGCGTCAGCAAATAGCCAAGCTAACTGCTGACGCTTTTGATAAGAAATACGGTCAGGGGGGACTAGGCTCTGCGG